GATGGCGGGAAAGCATTTCTGCGTGTCATTTGCGGACCCGCGTGATGCTGATGTTTGTCTGAAAATAGGTCAAAGCGTTCTATGGGATAATGGTGCCTTCAGCGCCTATACTAGAAGGGTTGCTCTTGTTTGGCGTGATTATTACGAATGGCTAGAGCCACGCTTGCATCATCCCCACTTTGCCGTCGCACCAGATGTGATTGATGGTTCAGAAGAACAGCAAGACAGACTCTTGTCTGAATGGCCCCATCCCCGAGAGTTGTCTGCTCCAGTTTGGCACATGGCAGAGCCAATCGAGCGCCTGTTGAGGCTGTGCCAAGTATGGCCAAAGGTATGTTTTGGTAGCAGTGGGGAATACTGGCAAGTAGGTTCTGAGAAGTGGGAACGGCGGGCTGATGAAGCGTTCAACGCATTGGTGAAAAGGCACACGATATTGCCTTGGGTTCACATGATGCGCGGTCTTAGCCTTTCAGATGGACGCTGGCCCTTCGCTTCAGCCGACAGCGTGAATGTCGCCAGAAATTACAAGAGTAACGGCAGGGAGCCAGAAATCATGGCGCGAGAAATCGACGGTGTTCAACCCAATGGCGGTTGGGTAATCCGACCAGAACAGATATCTCTGGTTTCGGGGCGTTCTTAATTAACTAGCGAGAGACTAGCCCGGTCTACGAACGATGACAACGGATTAATCAAGCCAGTTAATCGTTGCCCTTTTTCCCAAATACTGAACCCGTCAGAAGTGCGCCGAACGCGAGATGGAACAACCCACCGCCCATCAGCGTGAATGGGTTGTGCTGACCCGTCATTTTCTTCATCAGCTCAAGCTGAATGAGCGGGTCTTGCACCGTGTTTAGCTGGGTGATGAAGGTGGACATGTCGGGACGGTTCAGTCCGAACCATACCGGCACTATGACGAAATCATATATGCATATGAGAAGGTACACTGTCAGTGCTGTCCAGCGCCAGTACACACGCTAGTCCCTGCGAACACCAGACTTACCAATCCGCAGACGCTCCCCCCGGTTTGCATCTGGTGAGACATGGGACACATGGACCCAGCCGCTCATGGGTTCACCATCCGTATAAAATTCCAGAATCAGTTGGTCGAACACGCAATTTGCGGCGATCCACTGGTAAACAGTCAGGTTGTCGATGCCAGGGACTTCGATGTCGGCAGCTTCCCCCGCACAGTGCTGCGAGGACGGCTTCCCGCCAATGACCCTGTTGACCGTTTTCGCACGGTAGCCGGAATTAACAACTACTGGCGTCTTGAAATGCTCACGCACGCTTTCCAGAACCTCGACGCACAACGTGCGTAACGACTGCACCGCCGTTGAATCTGGTTGGTTGTCCAATCCTAACCGCAACGCGGACTGACTCTTTGTAAATTCCACGAGCCGGAAATGCGGCGAAAGCACGCAATCTCCCATTACTCGCAGAACCCCGCACGCCTTGCGTTATGCTCGCGAATCAGACGAACAGTCTCCTGGCTGTCGTTTTCAGCAGAGAACGTCAACGGCAGGTAGGCAACCTCACAGAGACGCTTAATTCCCGTCGTCGTCACGGTTGGCGTCGTCGTCGCGCACGCTGTCAGGACCGTGATCAAGAGCAGCGGCGCGAGTCTTTGCACGTTCAATGCGATCCTCCATGTCTTCCAGCCCAGCGACGATGGCGCGGGATTCGCCCGCGTCCATCAGTTTCTGGTCGTGAGCCATTATGGCGACCAGCCTTGCCAACTTGAGTGCGGCGGGCAATGCCGACAGCAGCAGGCTCATCAGTTGTCGTCAGCGTTTCGGTTGTGGCCGAAATTGCCAGCGAAGAAGTTTACGACCTTTAGCATCACTCCCAGAAAACGGTCATCCGATTTCGTTGGCGTCAGGGCTGCGATTGCGGTTGCAGCAGTCACGAGGGATGCCAGTGAAATCCAGATGGTACTCCAGTCGAGACCAATCAACGCATTAAACATTCTTACGCCCTCCTTGGGCTGTTACGATAGCAGACACCTTATTTTATCTTTCTCAATGTTTTCGCCAGGTTCGCCCGTCGTCTGGTGGTGGAAGAGAATCTGGACCCCGGCTTGGTTACGAGATTTGCGAACTGGTTAGTCGTCAGATTCTTACCGGAATGAGTACGATTGTAGCGGTTACGTTGCTCTGTAAACGCCCCCGGCTTTTTGATCGCCTTCTTAATCCAGTTTTTCTTTGCCACCAGAGAACCCTCCAGATGCCGTCAAAATGAGCCGAGTTGGGAAAACAACGAGCCGGGACCGCTGATCCCGTTGGATTCTGCAAATCCTGCCGCCGCCTCATTAATGTTTGTATGGTTCCCGCCGGTGCCTCCCCACTCCACTTCATCCCAGGCGGCGACACCCCATGTCGCCCCCAGCGCGGCGTTGAAATACATCATCATGCGCTCGTTGATCGTACCCGTCGTGAACCCGTTGGCATCCGCCATAGCGAGCCAATCGCCATCGACCGTGAGTGCCTTGCCTGTAGCGGTGCGGCATGTCGCCTGCCGCGCTTCCTGGTTGGTGGTCACGGTGTGAACGTCCCCATCGAACTAAAATTGTCAGCCCCCTGGTCTGCCGCCAACGCCTGCATGGCGTCTTCCAGATTGGTGTGAGATGCAGACAGGAGAGTGTTGATGTAGCTCAACAAACGCTCGTTGTAGGTGCCCGCCGGGGCAGACCGCGCTGTAAACAGCGCAAGCCAATCCTCGTTAAGCGTTCCGGTGGTAGATGTCACCGCCCGGATCGCAGTCTGTCGCGCTTCCTGATTCGTAGCCATTTTGCTTGCTATGCCTTGCGGGGTTTCATTCCAGCCCAAGCCGCACGAGTTCGGCTTCAACATCGTCCAAACGATTATCCAACTCATCGACCTCTAATGCAATTTCTGCAACGTCTTTCGTAATTTCGCGCTGCTCGACAATCATCACACGTTGTTCGGTGCGAAGGTCACTCGTTGTTGCCCCTATTTCCTCGACTTCAAGAAGGACACCTCGCCCGAAATATCCCAGAATCCCTAGGACAGTGACAATGATGATCGGCGTCAGGAGAATTATAGTTGGGTGCGTGGCTACAGGCGCGAGCGGGTTGTCGCCGTTGTTTGCAAAAAAGTCTTTGGGACGGCGGCTCACGTTCCTTCTCCAAACACGAATCCGAAATCGTTATCGCTTAAAAATTCACGAATTTCACCAATTGGACGACTCCATGCCATGTGCGGCACAATGCTCCCCCAACCATATCCAGAAATCATTGAAGGAACGCCGATCATTTCATATGTGTCTCTTCTGGTGCTGAATGCCCATAACGACCCACCGCTATTTCCAAAGATAATTGGTGCCGACGAGAGGTACAACGATTTGCCTTGCTGATCTTTTCCGGCGATGCCGCTCAACAATCCCTGCGTAGGATATGGAGGATTGCCTAGCCCCGAACCAATAGCCCAAGTCGTCTGGAACAAATATGGTCCGCCGTCTTGTGTATCCCATAGCACAGCAACATGCTCAATCACGCGCTCCTGATCGTCTAAACGCAGTAACGCCAAATCGCGACCTTTATCCCAAGCAACAATCCTGCCAATTCTGCCGGTGGTGCCAACTGCCGTGCTGAAATCATTGTAATCCCACAGCCGAACATGAACAGGGCGTCTGGTTTCTTTTTGAATCTCTTTGCCCTGTTTTGGATCGAACTCCTTGTGGATGCTAACTGCGTTCTTAACCACATGAAAATTTGTTATGACCAGCGACCAAATGTCCTTTGACTTGTGCGAACGTCGATCACTAAAAATAACAGTTCCCGAACCAACGCCACCCCTACCAGTGTCTATCATCACTGTGGGATAGAGCATTTCGGTGATCATTTTGACGGGCGCTTCAGTCTTAGGCAGAGGTTCTGTTGCCGCCGCGCTAGACAGCATCAACGCAACGGTGGCGGCAACGACAAAACCGCAAACTCTGAATGTGCCCATCAAGGTCATTGCAGTACCAGCGATAGCAGCATCAGGATCGTCGCTCCTGCGGACGCGATCAGAATTGCTTCGAGCCGCCGCAGTCGTGCGTTTTGCTGCTGGGCTTCTGACGAACAGAACACGGCGTGCTGGCGTACTTCCATCAACAGTTCGTCAATTCTTGAGTGCGCGGCCACCAGCGATCCTTTTGCCACAGCCATCATGGTTTGGGATGTGCCGATTTAACTGCCGCAACATGATCCACCCACGTTGTCGTACCATCGACTGAATCGTGGTATTGCATATCTAACTGGTCGCCAGTTGAAGCGTATGCTTTGCGCCGTAATTCTGCATAGTCAGGGACTGGTTCGACGTAGGGGATAATCTCAGCCTCGCCCGCCTCGATCTCTGCCAACATCGTTGCGCGGTCGGTGTTGTTGGGATCAGCACCGAATGACTGATTGTCCGATAGACGCTGCCACAACTTGCCGCCCTCTAATTCTTGGTACGTTTCCATTTCTACAACTCCGCGCTAACTGCGAGCCAACGGTTGCCCGTCGCATCAGTTCTAATCATTGCTGCTTCTCCAGCGGTTTGAGCCGAGCCTGTCGTAGCGTCAAGGCCAATTATGTTAATGGACTCGACACCACCGGCGAACAGCACCACGTTTGTCGTGTCTACTTGAGCGCCCGTCACTGCAATCTGAAAATCAGCGACGTTCGACACGGAGAGTGAGGGAGCCGCACGCATCTGTTCCCGCAGAGGGAAGGACGCGCCACAACGGGTTGTGGTGTTCATAAATCCGACAGCGACCACAGAATTGGCCGATGGGAAATCATATCTTTGGAAGTACCGATCACACGCCCTCAGTTCATCCGCATAAGTCAGATGCTCAAACGGGGTGTCGATAGAACCGACTTCAACCTGAACACCCGTGATCGACCAATCATTATCCGTGGACGACACCATGTTGACCGCTGTCGCTTGTTCACCGCCCTTTTGGTTATTTGCGAGAGCGACCCATTCCCCAAAGGTGCCCCCACCGTTGACGTTTCGGTTTTCACCTACTACGAGCGCCCAATAGATTGCAAGACCAACACCAGTATCATCGTTGATCGTTCCACCTGTATCACCCGGAATGACGATGACTTTCTTTTCCCAAGTGTCAGCACTGTTGATGGTGTACTTGGTGCTATAGACACGGCTCCCGTCGGTTTCCTCGATAATGAAACCAAAATCACCCGTGAGGTTCGATTTCACCCAGAACGAAACTACAATGTCTTTCGCGGCGGCATCACCGTAATTAAGGAGTTGGAGGTTTTGCGCCTCTATGCGCTGACCAACCCTGTGAACTTCATCGGCAGCGATAGCTGCGTCAATTTGCGAGCAATCAAAGCGAAGGCATGTCGAGAACTGATCCGGCCCGGTGGCGCTCTGCGCCTGCGTGTATTGCCCTGTACCAGCATCATTTTTATCGTATATGAATCGGTCAACGGTGAAGTAGCCAGTGGTACCCCCCATCGCCGCTTCCGACGTTCCGTACTGCGCTATCTGCGCTGCCCCGTTGATGATAAGGTTGCGAGCGCGCCACGGCACAGCCTTGTAATCCGTCCCATCCGACATGATGCCGTCACCGTCAACTTGCGTGATGGCAGCAATGTCGGTGAGGTTCGCGTTGAGCGGCTGTCCACCCGCTGCTGCTGTCTGACTCGTCATCTGGAAGTTGGTGCCGTCGTAAACAACGGTGACAATGCTCCCGCTTTCAATATCGCCGGATGCTATGTCCTGATCGTTGAGCTTCTTGATTGTTTTCGCGCCCAACGTATTTACATTTAACGTGCTGGCACCAGTCGATGCGTTAGCCGCCTTGAAGGTTACCATCTGGCCTGCCGCATACGCCGTGATGGCCGGGGACAGCGCGATAACATATGTGTCAGCGGAGCCGGAATCCGTCGCCTGGAAAGCCGCGCCGTTGGATTGAATTTGATTGACCGTAGCGGCATCCGTCTTAGCGGTGCCGTCAGCCATCAGGGTAATTCGGTTGGACCCGATATCCAGATCGCCGGTCGCCGCATTGCTGCCGCTTTTCTCCAGCGTGGCATTGACGCCATCAGCGATATCCTGATCCTGGGTGTCATGGCGCGTTGCAAGAATTTTGGTTCCTGCATCGCGGTCCTGCGCCCACAGGGTTGACCCCGTGTGGACCCCGTTGGTCCTTGTGAAACTTCCGCCACTCCAAGGCATTATTCAGTCTCCTCTTCCGTGCAATGCTCGCGCCAGAGCATCGGCTCTCCGCCTTTGTTCTACGTCGTCATTCAGGCGACCCGCCTGATACGCTGGGTTAGTAACATAAGGTGCGCCTCTTATAGCGCGGCCTCCCTGATAAGCAGTTTCCCCCATTAGTCGCGGGATAGCTGCCGGGAGCACAGCGGCGGCCGCAAGTGGCTGTTGAAACGCCATAGCAAGCGCCGGAAGCGCCCCACCCCTAACAATCCCCCGTGGTGTCCACGGACTAAGAGATTGTCCGGCAATAGCTGCCGGGAGATTCTTCCCCGCATCAGTTGCGGCGAGTTGATCTATAAGTTTAACCCGCTGTCCCCAGCCCGTTTGAACATTATTCCTCATCGCAGAACTTAGCGTCCTAACTTGGCTATCGATGGCTCTTTTCTTCCCAGGCTCTAACCGAAGCGTTTTTTCTAAATCATAAATCTTTTGTGACAGTTTTTCATAATCGCCCATCATGTCAGCATAAAATGGAACCTGGGCGGTGATTTCTTTGCGTATGGTATGATAAATAGATTCTGCGATTCGCCGTTCAGCCGAACCCCATTCAAGAGGCTCCATTATTTCCCAGACATGTTGTTTCAGGGCATCAAGAGCCGCTGGTGTGCGGTATGTACCTGGGTCTCCCAGCTTAAATTCGTCCAACTTATCAGTAATATCTTTCAGTACCTTTGCGGGTTTCTCTGTGCGGATAGAGATCCCGGCGTATTTTCCCTCTGACTGAGCTGCTGTAATTGCATCATCTATTTTTGATAGATCAAGAATTGTCTTGTCCATCTTTAGTTTTTCAAGTTTTTCTAGATATTTGATGCGTCTTACTGTGCGTAGCTCACCGGCGGCGTTCTTAGCAATATCTACAAGGTCCGATACGGGGGCATTCCCCCTCAAATGGGCAAGAAATGTTTGGGCATATTCGCCACCACGGCGTGAAGCCTTCGACGCAATATTTAATGCCGCACCACCCGCCCCAGTTGTTACCCCCGCAATCCACCTTGGTAGCCCGGTGGCTGTTAGGGCGTCAATAGGTGCCGTGATAGGATCAGTAAACTGGCCAATAGTTTTCATCGCCCTCCCGGTACCCTTCGCCGCTGCGAGGGGTATCTTTGCCGCCAACGTGCCGCCTCCAGTAGCCAGAGTGGAAGCATCTGCAAAAAATCCTACGGGGTCTGTAGCGATAGTTTTCTTGAGATTTTCCCATCCGAAATATCGTTCTTTGAAGAAATTACCCACCTCTCGGGCCAATTCTGCTTCAGGTTTGTCGCGTTCGCCCGTGAGCAGATAATAAAGTCCTTCTCCTAGATCACTAACAGACTCCACAGTGCCAACTGGGTCAGTGACAATTTGCTTAATATCATTCCAGAATCGTAGCGCGCTCGGCCCAAGATTCTCCCACGCTTGCGGCAAAACATCTTCAATCGGCACCCCATGGTCAGCCGATACAGATGCAGCCGTCGCTATTGCTTCGACATCGGAAGCTTGACCCGGAGGGGTAATAACAGAATCTGTAGTTTGACCCGAAGGGTCACTAACAGTCTCCAAGTCTAGGTCTAGAAATTTTCTCCCTGCGGGGGAAAGTTTGTCTCTAGGAGGGGCCATTATTAGTTCCTCCCCAAAAGTTGATCTGCACGTTTTATAAGTTGTATTTCTTGGTTATCTGAAATTTCTAAACTACCGTCTTTAACAGCAGCTTGGATTGCGTTGAGTTGGATAAGGCTAAGGGCACCAATAGCTGCTTGATATTTGTCCTGCCCACTCAGGGACAAACTTGCAGGTAATGTAATCATAGTATCCAAGCCTCCGACGTTGGGAAGGTACGGCAATGCCGTGATCATCCCGGAAGCAAATGGATTATATGTTACTAATTCAGGGTTTACCTCCACTAGACCTGCCCTTTTGTCATACAATTCTTTCTGGTACTCAAAGCCGGTACGGCCCTTTTCGGATAGACGACCCAACTCCTGCCGTATTCCATTTCGTATGATGGAAGATATACGCGCTGGTCTTCCTTGTGTAATGGTCGCCCATAGATCAATCATCTTATCAGGAACAAGTGCATCCTTTGTTAGTCGTATTTCTCCCTCTCTTACTACTGAATCAGGATCGATGGCCTTAATATACGCATAAAGTAGGGTGATATCTCCTATCTGATTATCCGCAGCCTGTAGCCCACTCTCTGCGTATTGCATAACGGTGAACCAACTTTTTGTCTCGCGGACAAAATCATCCCGCAGTATATTTGCCCTCGTCGCTTTATCCTTGATTAGTTTATCATCTGCGGCCAAGACCTTAGCGCGTCGATCTAAAATATCGTTGAGTGCGTCACTCGGATCGGCAGCCACTTCGAGTAACATACGTTCCCTTTGTGTGAAATTGAATGGGTTATCAAGGTCTATTACTTTGGTTACAGTACCCGATCCATCAGGAGCTGATGTTGTTGTCGTTACTTTAATTGCATCAGGCATACCAAGAAGATTTGCCCGCGCTTCTCGCACACGTGTCAGCTCCGCCGCTTCTTCCCTGGCCTTTTGTAACGCATAGACAGAAGACATCGCTGCGAAAGGATCGACTCCAGCCTCCACAGACCCACTTATTACCGCCTCCATATTAGGCTGACCATCTGGGCCTATCGGTGCTGCTGTGGCAATAGAGCCATCATCGGCAATATTCCCAAATCCTAAGAATCTATCCAACCCAGCCAACGGCCCAGTCCGCTCTGGCATTTGTACATCAACAGGCGGCAAACTCGCTATAGTCCGCGCTAGGTTGGCAGACTGCAACTTTTTCATCTCGTCGAGTCGGGTTGCTTCTCTTCCAGCCGACCCAGCGGCCCCGCTTGCAATAATTTTAGAAAAGAGACGCGCCCAGTTTGGGTTTGAAAAGTCTTCTCTGGGGGCTGTTATCGGCGTCGCACCCCCAATAATTACATCCGCGTACCGCCTTAAACTAGCGGCCCTGTCAGCGTAAGGAGACTGTGCCATATCTAACTCCTCATGGACGCATTAGCGCCGCAGAACCAAGCGTACCCAATACATCTAGCCCAGCACCTTGTTGGGCCACTTGCCCACGATACCGGGCTAACGCATCAGCCTGTTGTGCAGCCGCGAGAGCGCCAAGATCAACCGGCGCTGGTCCGCTAGCGCCAGTAACCCCAGGAGGAGCTTGCGCTGCGATCTGTGTAAACGGCGTCGTCCCGGTCATCAGAGCCGACAATTCAGACATGGGCTGCTGGCGAAGCCGTATTGCCTCTGCAATCTGTCGGTCCCTCGCCTCTCTTTGCAATGCGACCTGTTGTTGCTGCTCCGCAATGTCTTGACCGCGTTGGGCCTGGGCGATCTGGTATTCCGTACCGATCTCACCAAGCTGTTGGCCGCGCCCCATAAGAACATTTGACAGGATTTGGGCTTGCAGCCCCTGGCCCTGGAAGACCGCTTGATTGGCGAGATCGGCCAGCGCGTCGTTCTTTTGCTGCGCGAACAACTCCATTTCCCGATTGTACGCATCAGAGCCTTCGGGGATTCCTGAATTGATTAGTTGCGTCCGCAACCCGGTCTGGGCGCGGTCAAACTGCGGGTTCAGCCGTCCAACTGCTCGGTTGAAGAACTCATCAGCGGCATTCGATGTGTACGTATTGAGGTCCGCATATCCCGGCAGCGCGTAGGTCGCAGCCGCAGAAGAATACGCAGGCGCTGCCCCCACCGCAGAATATTGAAATGGAGTTGGCTCTTCAACCATCCCAGTCGTCGTAAAGGGCGTGGTCTGAATATCCTGTAGCCGATTCGATGCAAGGCCCTGAAGGCCACCCTGTAACGATACTTCGCCAGAGCGCAACTGTTCGTACTCAGGCGTGAGCGTTGTAGCCTGAAGGTATCTGTCAGGCTCGTATTCCTGATATGTAGTGGTTTGATAAGGCGAAACAGTATCAGGTCGTGCAAGGCGAGCGCCTACCCGTGCGGCCTCAAGGTTCGCTTCGGCCTGCTGCTCACCAATAGCACCAATATTGATGGGCGGTGGTGGGCTAGGATTGCTGAAAATGTTTTTAATGAACCCCATGAGACAGACCCTTTCGCATTATCACCGCCACTCGCTTGTACCCTCCCAATGCCCGTTCCCAGCCGGGACGCCCGATAATCTCAACACTAGAAAAGTCGTTCTGCTTGGCATAAGAGCAAATATCGCGCTCTATCTCCATGAGTTCCTCTAAATCTCCACCCGCCAAACCAACCCGCAACGCATCGCCATACGCGCACGTTACTGCCAGCGACTGAGGCGCAGTAAACAGCATAAAGTCACCACTTAAAAGGCCGCTTTCGACATCCTCACGGCTGATATTCTCATATGCCTCAGTAGACGACTTCAACACTTCCCACATTTTGTCTGAAATAATCAAAATCCACCAGCCCCCTGTTCCAGACGCACATCAGTCGCTAACCAGCGAACAGACTGCGCCGATGTTTGAGTGCGGATACGCACCGCTGCGTTCCAGCCAATTTCCGCGACACTCAACCATTCCAGCTTGGTATTGATCGGTGCCGCCCACGCCGAAGTGCCCCATGTCGCCAAATCCCAAGTCGCGGCATCGGATGCGCCAGTTGAGGGCGTGAGCGTCGATGTACCATCGTTATAGTCAACATCAAAGCCAATCGACACCGTTAGGTCCGCATCAGAAGCCATTACCGGGCGGATCGCCACGTAGCGGTTCGGCCCGGTGCGGCCTCCGAAATAGATAAACGCGGTCTTGGCCGATGCTGAAATAGCCGCCCCGCCATCATCCGGTCCAGAATCGGCTTTGTGGACTTTCGTGTTCCCCCCGAAATAGAGGTTGCTATCGAACACCGCCCAGGTATACGCATTCTGGTCTGTAAACCGCGCCCACGCGCCGGTATCAAGATTAACGACGTACTGGTTGAACGCGCCGCCAGTGCTGGCGGGGACGTTGATCAGGGCGTATCCGCCACGCGGATAAAGCACCCCCTCCCAGCCGAATGTTGAGACAAAATTCACCACAGATTCGTTGTAGGTGGATGAAATCTTGTCGGTTATGGCGCGATTAGGTGCGGCTTCTCCGGTGCCCAGCACCTGGGTCATCGGAAGCACACCATTCTCGGTGATGAGATAGCAATCACTGCCCACGTTGAGAATACAGCGCCGTCCAATGGGCCGACCGACATTATAGACGCCGACAAGCGTCCATTTGGAGGCATCCGAAGGATCGGTGCCCGCGTACATCGCAATCTCACCTTCATCGGTCCAGAACAGAGCGTTGTCTTCCGGTCCTGCACCGCCATCCCGCGTCCATGTCCCAATGGCCTGTAGCTGCCCGCCACGCTGGAAGACGCTGCCTAAGTCGAACTCGCTCACCGCACCGGCAACAGCGTTGACGCCGATAAACCCAAAGGTCAGGGAATTAACGAAAACAAAAAACAGACGCTCCTTGAATAGCGCCACATTAATGATATTGGCAGGCGTGACACCTGTAAGAGAAGGCGTGGCCCATGTGCTGCCATTCCAATGGCGCGGGGCATCCGCACCGTTGCAAATCCACAAAAACGAGCCGCCAGCAGTGGTGATGTTGGTCCACTGAAACCGTGCGTTGGAAAGACTCGTAATGACCGCCGCGCCAACCGCACCCGCCGATGTTACGTCATAAACAGCAGACCCAGACGCCGCGAACATCGTGTTGGCAGTGCCCGAATTGTAAACCATCAGGCTTTGAACAGTGCTTGGAAGCCCAGTCACATGATCGTCATAACCATTGCGGACCTGAACATGGGAACGAGCCGGGAAGAAATTATCGAGCCGGATTGCATCTGTTTCCGGCACTAAATCCACCGAATCACGGGTATTCAACCCGCCCATCGGGGCCGGAACTGTGGCGTTTGCGCCAGTTATGCGAAGCGGTGCTTGTGCCATTATGCAAGGGGATGAAGCAACTGCGACGGTAACTGCGACGACGGGACGGCCAACAAACGCTCCAGTGCGGCTCGCTTATGTTCCTCCAATCGCATTCGCATTGCGTCAGAAATTGGGTCTAGCGGCCTCTCGGGAACAGGCTTGGAGACAAACGGCTCTGTCAAATCTGTCGGCTCTGTAACGGATGGTTGAGGGCCTTCTAGAACGCCCGAAGGTATTGTTGGACTGAAATCATGTTGATTAGCCGACGCTACATTAAGTCGCTCCTCATCCCCGTTTGAAGACCCTGGAAATATGCGTTTAAGGCCAGTCCGTAAATTGCTACCTCGAGAAAGCAACATCGGAAGTCCAATCCCTGGTGCCAGAAAGGGCGCAATAAATTGCGCCGCCTTGGCAGGCCATGGCGCTAACTCACGCGGTACTGATGGGGGATTGAGAAGATTTATTGATTCAGGGTGTGAAATAGCGTAGCCGCCGCCCGGGTGTGACCGATTTTGTTCCCTCACAAACGCTTTCTGATCTTCTATTGGCACACCATTCCAATATTTTTTATCCACGCCACGAGCAAAGGCTCCTGCTCCAGGCGATTTACCACCAATACCGCCCTCGGAGATATTCTTCGACAGACGCTCCGATCTTGTCTCTCCACTTAAATTTGGAATCGCGAATATGTAATTTAAGTTGAGTTCCGACAACTCGTCATTAGGAACAGGTTGCTTGTATTGCTGCATAACAGCGATCTTAGCCATCTCTAGTTCTTCGCCAGTGAGCCACGGATGATTTTTAATCATGTCATCCATCGCATCATTTCTTTCTTTCGCTTTTTCCGCATTTTCCCTTTGGGCATTCTCAACTGCTTGGGCAGCGGCTCTCTCCGTTTTTTCACTCCCTAACCCTAGTTCGAGGGCTTCAGCTTGCGCCCGCACAAGTTCTTGCGGCGACAGTGACGGTGCGACGGCAGGCGGCGGTGCTGCTGCTTGGGCATCGGCTGTTTGACTAAGCGGCACTGCTGCTTGGTCCAGAGCAAGCGCCACTGCGTTCTTTTCTGCGTCAAACGCTGACGGTGCTGCTGCAACGGGTGGGAGGTCATCCCACGTCGGTATAGGGGGCGTATCAACAATTGGTCCGAAGGCTTCAGCTATCGCTTGCCAACCAGCGGTCGATTGATACGAGGGCAATCCATTGGCTACGTACTGCCCTCCACTGGGAGAAACACCACCGCCCTGCGCCCGAAGCTGTGCGGCTTCACCGGGATTTATGTAGGCAGCAAAATGACCCTGCGGTGCGCCCCGATTGAGCGCCCGCGAAAGCATTTCGCCGTAGAGGTCTCGCGCCATCAAGTTTTCCTAGTATGGTGAAGCTCTGCAAGCCGCCCGTGGCTTGGGGTTGCCCTTTCCCCCTTCTTCTTCTTCTTACTATTATTCATCGTAATCTCCTAAAGTAGAGAGTTAGAGGGTGTAATTTCCTTCAGGTTCGTTAAGCGCCAAGATAGCGCGGCCTGGACCGCCCATGTGCAGGATCGGACTCGCACCATCGTGGCCGGTGTATTCAGAAAGTCTGTTTTGATAATCAACATATTGATGCTCGTAAGGCAGTCCCTTGAGCTTGAGAAAGCGCCAGACTACGCCAAGGACAATCAATTCTTCTTTCAGCACCGTAGTCTGTGAATCCCCGCTGAACTTGTCAGCATCAGGAGACGATCCGCCAGCAGTATCTACCCAGTATCTGGAAATATATTCAAACTTGACGCTCTGTCCGGCAGTAGGCGTGGGATACA